GGCAATTATAATTTCAATCAAGGACAAGGACAAGGACAAGGTCAATGGGATTATTATCAAGGACAAGGGGACTATTATCAAGGGGATTACTATCAAGGACAAGGACAAGGTCAAGGGCAAGGTAACAATGGTTACAATCCTAGCTATGGCAGTCCTAGCAGTGGACCAACTGGACCAACCTTTGGCACAGACTATGCATCAGCAATGACTAACCTAATCAACTCAGCCCCTAGCAGCAGTGGTGGTGGTTTTGGATTAGGCTATGATTCAGCAATGACCAGCGGTATAGGTTCTGACGTAAGTTCGGCTAAGAGTTTTTCAACTGAATACGAAGAAAATATTAAAGGTTTATTAGAGACTTTAAGAGGGGGTAGCTAGTATGTGGTCATGGCACTGGATTGTAGGATGTCACTTTGGTTTTGAATGGTATGAAGATGTAAAGATAGACGACTCTAAAAATAAAAAACATTATGAATATTTCATTATTGATGTAGGATGTTTACGCATACAAAAATGTAAACAAGTGGAAAATGTGTAATGAAGCCAATGAAAAGACCAATGAGAAAGAAACAACAGAAGAAAGGATGGAAGAATTACGTCGCTGGTTTGAAGCTAACGCAGATTGTGTCTAAGTTGTTTAAGAAAGTCAGAGGCAAATGGAAGGGTTAAGCAAGGCAGAGAAGAATAAAATAGCAGGTAAAATCTGGAGAGCAAACAATCCAGATAAGATAAGAAATAAGAACTACAAAAATAGATACGGCATTACATTAGATGATTACAATGCCATGCTAAAGAAACAAAAACATAGATGTTATTTATGTAGCAGCCATAATGATGATACCAAGTTATATGTAGACCATTGTCATACAAAGAAGACAGTGAGAAAGTTATTATGTCAGTTTTGTAATACTGGATTAGGTCAGTTTAAAGACAATGTAAAGATAATGAAAAAGGCAATAGAGTATTTAAAACAATTTAAATAGGGTAACGACCTCGTAAGAGAGTTACAATAAGATGGCAAAACAAATAACCACTGGCTATAAGCCAAGAGCACCACAAAAACAAATACATGAAATGGTTAAAAGTAATCGTTTCAGTGTTGTAGTGGCTCACAGAAGAATGGGAAAAACTGTGTGTGCTATTAACCAATTAATACACAGTGCGTTGAACTGTGATAAGCCTAATCCTAGATTTGCTTATGTAGCACCAACTTACAATCAAGCTAAAAGAATTGCATGGGACTACCTGCTAGAATACACAAGACCTTTAAACGCTAAAGCCAACATTGCTGAACTGCGTGTAGACTTTATGGGCAGAAGGATAAACTTGTACGGAGCAGATAACCCTGACAGTCTGCGTGGAATCTACCTAGATGGGTGCGTTCTTGACGAAGTTGGGAACATTAATCCTACATTATTCACAGAGATTGTCAGACCTGCACTAGCAGACCGATTGGGCTACTGCGTAGCAATGGGAACACCGAAAGGACAGAATCACTTTAAAGACTTGAGAGACAGAGGGTCAAAAAGTGAAGGCTGGGAACTATTAGAATTTAAATCTTCTGAAACAAACATTGTAGATAAAAATGAATTACTCGCTGCTAAAGCAGAAATGGGTGATGATAAGTATGCTCAAGAATTTGAGTGTAGCTTTAATGCTCCAGTAGAAGGGGCTTACTATTCAGCTATTATTAATGATATAGAAGAAAAGAAACAGATTATAGATATTCCTAAAGACGAACTAGCAAGAACATATACTGGCTGGGATTTAGGTATATCAGACTCTACTAGCATTTGGGTAGCACAAGTAGTCAACAAAGAAATACGACTCATAGATTTTGTAGAGAATCATGGTGTCGGTCTTGATTACTATGTCAACTGGCTGCGAGAACATGACTATATGTACGCAACACACATACTACCTCATGATGTTGCTGTAAGAGAATTAGGCACAGGTAAGTCAAGAAAAGAAATGTTAGAAGATGCAGGACTTAATATTACTGTTGCAACTAAATTAACAGTAATGGATGGCATATCCGCAGCAAGAAAAATATTACCACGCTGCTGGTTTGATAAAGATAAAACAAAACAAGGATTAGATGCACTACGGAACTATCGTAGGGTATTTGATGAAAAAAGAAATGTGTTTCATGACAGACCTTTCCATGACTGGGCATCACACGCATCTGATGCGTTCAGATACCTAGCAGTTGGTATGGATGAGTCTCCTATGGAAGCATGGACAAAACCACTAAAAACAAATAATTCATGGATAGTATAAATGGCATACGATAAAGAAAATAATTTAGAACTTGTTAATCTAATAGATTCTTATATTTCCGATTCATTAGGTTTTATAGAAACTGAAACATCAAGAGATAGACAAGTAGCACTAGAGTATTACTTGCGTGAACCTTACGGCAATGAAGTAGAAGGTCGTTCACAAATAGTGACTGGTGAAGTTGCTGAAGTAGTAGATGGTGCACTGCCACAAATTATGAAAGTCTTTACTAGCAGTAATAAAGCGGTAGAGTTTGAGCCCTGCAACGAAGGTGATGGTGCTCTAGCAGAACAAATGACAGCGTATGCAAATCATATTTTCTACAAAGATAATAATGGTTTTGAAATTATGCATGATTGGTTTAAAGATGCACTGTTACAAAAGGTAGGGATTGTAAAAGCCTATTGGAATGACAAGAAAAATATAACAAAAGAAAAGTATCAGAACTTAACAGAAGACGAATTAACAATGATTATGCAAGACGAGGAAGTTGAAATCATTGAGCAAGAACAAATAGAAGAAGTCATAGAGCAAGAACCACAGCCAGCAGTAGACCCAATGACAGGTCAGCCTATCATGGATGAGATGGGTATGCCAATGATGATGGATACGCCTCCAATTATTAATATCCACTACAATATAAAATGTAAACGAACAGAAGATTTCTCTAAAATTAAAATAGAGAACGTAGCACCAGAAGAGTTCTTAATAGATAAGAGAGCAACAACAATAGAGGATGCTGACTTTGTAGCACAAAGAAGCATGGTTACTCGTTCAGATTTAATAGCAATGGGGTATGACCAAAGCATTGTTGATGATTTACCTATGGGTGATACATTAGAATTTACACCTGAAAGGGTAGCAAGGTATGGTCAAGGTGAACAACCTTTTAATACTTCTAACGCTAATGATACATCAATGGAACTTGTAGAATACTTTGAGTGTTATGTAAAAACAGATTTAGATAAAGATGGTATAGCAGAGCTTCACAGAGTTTGCTATGCAGGCAATGAAATATTAATGAGTGAGGAATGTGATTATGTTCCTTTCCACAGTGTTTGCCCTATTCCAATTCCACACAAATTCTTTGGACAGTCTTTAGCTGACAGAGCAATAGACCTACAGTTAATTAAGTCTACAGTTACCCGACAAATGCTAGACAACTTATACTTAACTAACAACTATCGTGTAGGAGCAGTAGAAGGACAGGTCAACTTGGATGACTTACTCACATCTACAGCAGGTGGTGTTATCCGTATTAAGAACCCAAATGCGTTAGTACCAATGACAGTGCAATCTAGTGCAGGGCAATCATTCCCTATGCTAGAGTACCTAGATATGGTTCAAGCTAAACGAAGTGGTGTATCAGATTTACAACAAGGACTAGACCCTAATCTATTACAGAATGTAACAGCAACAGCCGTATCTGCAATGACATCATCATCAGCAGGTAAGCTAGAGTTAATAGCCCGTATCTTTGCAGACACAGGTGTAAGTACATTGTTTAGAGGGATTATGGCATTAGTCTGTAAATATCAAGACAAAGAAAGAATCGTTAAAATTAATAATTCTTTTGTTCCAATGAATCCTAGAGAATGGGAAAACGAATACAATCTAACTGTTAATGTTGGATTAGGAACAGGTGGAAAAGCAGAACAGCTAGCAACAATGCAAATGATTCTTGTTAAGCAAGAAGAAGTAATTAAAGAATATGGGTTAAGTAACCCGTTAGTTAATATTAAACAATACAGAGATACATTAGCTAAGTTTATTAATATGGCAGGCTTCAAAGATGATAGCCAGTTCTTAATGGAAATATCAGAAGAGCAAGCAATGCAATTACAAAAAGCAGCTGCTGAAGCTCCTAAAGAAGAAGATAGTAATACTAAAGCAGCCACTATCCTTGCACAGGTAGAAAGAGAAAAAGCAGAGATGCAAATGCAATCTAAGATGGCACAGCTTCAACTAGAGAAACAACAAACAGAACTTAAAGCTCAAAGAGAAATGTTAGAGCTTCAACAAGATAGAGTTAAGTTTGAAAAAGAAATGGCACTAAAAGAAATGGAGTTTTCACAGAAAGCACAAACTGATAAAGATAAAGCAGTGATGAACTCTTTAGAAAAAATACACAATATGGCGGCATCTAAATCATGACAAAAGCAGAAGCATTTAAAAACCTGATAAAGAGTGATGAGCTTAACGACGAAATAGAAATGATGAGGGAAGAATTAGTACAGCTAATTATAAACTCTGATAGCCAAGACACAGAGTTAAGAGAACATTCTTATCTCAGGATTAAAGTAATTAATGAGATTATGGCTAGGTTTGAATCTATCGCTAAAGACGATGAGATTAAAGACAAGGCTTGGAAGATATTATAAATGGAACCAATTACGCTTATATTTTTAAGTGGTGCACTTACAGGAACAGTCACAGGTGAAACATTTAAACCATTAGGGATTCCTGTTGATAATGCTAATGTAGCTAAAGAATGCAGTGTTAGTACAAAAAGCTCTAAAGTCTACGACAAAGAAATTAAACTTTATATTGAGAATGTTCACAAAGAAGAACATTGCAATACAAAAACAAAAGACAGTGAAGATATTAAATTTAAAAACATAAAAGGACATTAAGCATATTGCTTAGTTGGTAAAGCCACACCTAGAGGGCAAAAGGAAAGAGAATGAGTGATGACACCATGACTTCCGATTCATCGGAAAGTGGAAATCTAACAGTAACAGAAGCAGCTTCAGCTATTGAAGGCATGCTATCTGCACCAGAGGACTCCACACAGGAACAACCAGAAGTTGTAGAAGAGCAAACCGAAGAAGTAGCAGAGGTAGAGGAAGCAGAAGACCAAGCGGATTACGAGGAAGCTGTAGAGGCAACCGAAGATGAAGTAGAGGAATATGCAGACTCCGAAGTTGAAGAACCTGAAGAAGTTGAGGAAGAACAAACTTTCACCATAAAAGCAGCAGGTGAGGAAAAAGAAGTTACCCTTGATGAACTAAAGAAATCTTATCAACTCGGCTCTGATTATACTAAAAAGACTCAAGAAGTAGCTGAACAGCGTAAAGTCATAGAGCAGGAAGCTAAAGCTATTATTGAGGCTAGACAAGTTAGAGATAACTACTCGCAAAAATTGCAAAGGCTAGAAGAATTTTTATCTGGACAAGATGACAGTCCAGAAGATTTAGCTGCAATGAGAGAGAACGACCCAGTAGGATATGCAGTTAAGGTCGCAGATATGACCGAGAAAAAAGAACAATTACAAAAGGTTCATGCAGAAAGGATGCAAATTGCTCACGAGCAAAAAATGCAGAATGATGCACAGATGAAACAGTTTGTACAACAAGAACAAAATAAACTAGCAGAATCCTTACCAGAGTTTTCAGATAAAGCTAAAGGCGAACAAGTCCGTAATGACATTCGTAGCTATGGCAAAAAGATTGGATTCACAGACAAAGAGTTAGCTCAAGTCTATGATTCTCGTCAAGTATTAGTATTACATGATGCAGCACAGTACCGCAAATTAATGGCAGGTAAAGCTGGCGTTAAGAAGAAGGTAGCAAAAGCACCAAAGACTTTAAAGTCTGGAGCTAAGGTAAAGCAGAATGTAACTGATATACAGAAGAAACAACTTAAACGGCTACAGCAAACTGGTTCAGCTAGAGACGCTGCAGCAATATTTGAAAACTTTATTTAAGGAAATACAATGGCAGAATATAGAACGTATACAGCGATTGGTCAACGTGAAGATTTAAGTAACACAATCTACAACATTGCTCCAACCGAAACACCAGTAGTTTCATCTATTGGTAAAACAAAAGCAACAGCAACATACCACGAATGGCAAACTGATACATTAGCAGCAGCTAGTGCAGAAGGCTTAGTTGAAGGTGCTGATGCAACAGGTGCATCTGATACACCTACAGAACGTGTTGGTAACAAAACACAAATTCAAGGTAAGACAGTCCATATCTCTGGAACTCTTGACGCAGTTGATAAAGCAGGTCGTAAGACTGAAACAGCTTACCAACTAGCTAAAGCAGGACAAGAACTAAAACGAGACATGGAAAAAACTATTCTTGGTAACGTAGCTCAAAGTAATGGTACTGCTGGTTCATCAGCTAGACTACTTGGTTCTATCCAATCATGGCTTGGTAGTAACTTTGTAACAATGACAGATGGTGTTGCACCAGTAGATGCTAATGGTACGAATGCTCGTACAGAAGGTTCTACAGCAGCTGCATTTACAGAAGAGAAACTAAAAGAAGTAGTTAAATCATGTTTTGTTAATGGCGGTAATCCAACTATATTAGTTGTGCCACCTACACAGAAACAAGTTGTATCTACTTTTGCTGGTATTGCAGAGCAAAGATATCAAGCTCCTGCAGCTAAAGCAACAACTATTATTGGTGCTGCTGATGTTTACTTATCAGACTTCGGTACTTTATCTGTTGTACCTGACAGATTTATGACTGCTGATACAACACCTGACGCAGAACAAGCTCTAGTGCTTGACCCTACAATGGCTTCTATTGCTACACTGAGACCATTTGAGTCAAATCTATTAGCTAAAACTGGTGACAGTGAGAAACATCAAATGCTTGTTGAGTACACTCTACAAGTATCTAATGAGAAAGCACATGGTATCGTTGCTGACTTAGCAGTTTAATTTTAGGTTAAACATTATATTGCCCCTTCGGGGGCAGTATTATTACCAAATGAATAATATAAAAAATAAACTTTACAAACCTATTCTTATTACATTAGGTTTATTAGCTGTATTACCTATTACACCTATGGCACTTTGTTTATTATATGGATGGATACAATGAGAATATTTAAAGAACATAATACAGATAATGGAAAGGTTGTAGAGACTAATCAAGATGTAACTGACATCATTGAAAAGAATAAACAAGAATATAATAACAGCTCAACTAAATGGGGTGATGAGTTATTTGATAATAAGATAGCATCTATTCCAATGACTGTTGTAGACACATTAAATCAACAAGGCATCATGAGAGGGTTTCATGTATTAGACCAAAAGAAATTCTTTGCATGGTTAAACGACCCAGACAATAGATTTTTTAGAACAAAACAGGGCAGAATCTAAATGGCATTCTTTACAAATTACGCAACGCTACAGACAACTATAGCTAGTTATTTGGCTCGTACTGATTTAACAGCACAGATACCAGAATTTATTAGACTGGCAGAAAATAGACTTGTTAGAGACTTACGCATTAGACAGATGATTAAAGTTGCAACTTCTGAGACAACAGCAGGTAAAGGAATAATAGCTTTGCCCCCTGACTTTATGGCTATGAAAGATTTGCATTTACAAGGTAACCCACCACAAGTTGTTAAATTTTTATCTACAAGTAATTTCTTTAGAAACGCACAAACTGCTGTTTCAGGATTACCTAATAGATATACACTGCTAGGTTCAGAGTTTCAATTTGCTCCAATTCCTGACAGTAAATACACGCTACAAATGGTGTACTATTATAAACCACAATATTTAAGTGACACTAATTCATCTAATCTTTGGTTAGTAGAAACACCTGACTTATTGCTATACGCATCACTAGGTGAAGCAGAGCCTTACTTGATGAATGATGAAAGACTTGCAACATGGGCAACTATGTATGATAAAGGAATGATGGCTTTACGAAAAAGTGATAGTGAAGCTGAATACCCTGCTACCCCACTTACAATAACAAACTCAATAAGGTAAATTACTATGGATGAAATGTCGGACTACTTAAAAAATAAACTTCTAAACTTGACACTTAATGGAACAGCATTCGTAGGAATGAATAATCCTTATGTATCACTACACACAGGAGACCCAACGCCTGCTGGAGATTTAACAACTGAAGTTTCTGCTTCAGGTTCTTCTTATGTTAGGATGCCTGCTTCATTTCCTATTGCAGAAGGAACATCAGGTAAAGTTGAAACAGATGCAGATACTACTTTCCCAGCTGCAACCACGAATTGGGGATTAGTGAATTACATTGGTTTATGGGATGCATCTATTGCAGGTAACATGTTATATTACACAGCATTAGATACTGCTAAACTTATTGATACAGGTGATGTATTTAAAATTGCTGCAGACAATTTAACAGTAGAATTATCGTAAGGATAAAATATGGCTCTCGTATTTAAAGACCGCGTCCAAGAAAGTACAACGACTACTGGTACAGGAACAGTTACGCTTGATGGTGCACTCGGAAGCTTTCAATCATTTAGTGTTATTGGTGATGGCAATACAACCTACTATACGTTAGTATCAGGTAATGAATGGGAAGTAGGTATTGGTACTTACACATCTGCAGGAACAACTTTATCTAGGGACACTATATTAGAGTCTAGCAATGCTGGAGCTGAGATTACTTTGTCTGGAACTAGCAATGTATTCTGTACTTACCCAGCTGAAAAAGCGGTAGTACAAAACGAAACAAATACAGTTGACGCACCACAGATAAGTGCAACTAATGGAATATTTGTAAATAATTCAATCATAGGAGCTGACTATATAATTCCTACAAGTTATAATGCAATGTCAGTAAATGTAACAGTAGCAAGTGATGTAACAGTCACAGTGCCAGCTTCTAGTAAATGGGTAATCTTATAATATGGCTACAATAATTAATGCCGATACAAGTGATGGATTAAAGCTTACAGCAGATGCAAGCGGTGAATTAGAGCTACAATCAGGTGGCGTTACTCAAGTTAAAATTACTTCTTCTGGTGTTAGCAATCTAAGTATTGGTTCACCAAATACTGAATTAGACTTTGAGGTTGCAAATACTTTTGGGACAATTTATATTACTGTCGGAGACGATGCAGTTGCAACAATACCAGCACCAAAAATCATGGGGTTCTTATCAATTACTTCTAATCCACTAAGTCCTACACCACCACAAAATGGCGTTATGTTAGCAGTATATGATTGTGGAACTAGTAAGCAAATACAAAAAGTTGTAGAGGCTTATACAGGTGGGGAAGGAGCTTTATCTAGTGAATTATACGACCTTTACAGGTATCTTGATTTAACAGGGACAGCAGGAGAAGATGATAAAGTAAGTATAAGTACACATGTTGATGGAAGTATACAAGTAGAAAATCGTCTAGGTGAAACACATACATTTAGTTTAACATTTTTGTAGGAATACAATGGAATATAACGCTGAACATTTAAGAGATAACGCATGGCTAGTTACTGAAATCAATGATGAAGGTAATACAAAAAGACATAATGTATTCTGTCGTAAAGATAAAAATACAAAAGAAACTGCTATATCTTTAATTAAAGATTATGTTGTATACACATTGCCTGAAGAAGAGGAAAATAAATAATGGCTGATATAGTCTTAAAAGGAAATACAAGTGGCTCTATTACCATTGCTTCACCAGATGTAGCTGGAGTAAATGTATTAACATTGCCTGTTGAAACAGGAACATTACTTACCACCAATACACCACTACCAGAAGTAACTTCTGTAGAATTTTCAGGAGCAGGAGATTCCTCTGGAAGTATTGCTATTGCTGCACCATATACAAATGAAATAAATACATTGACCTTCCCTGAAACTACAGGAACATTTGCAGTAGAAAACTCTCTTGGTATGCGTAACCTTATCATCAATGGTGATATGATGATTGACCAAAGGAATGGGGGTGAAAGTGCTACCATAATAAGAAATAATCAATATACAATAGATAGATTTCAAGGAAAGATGTCTGAACCATCTAAATACAGTGTTCAGCAAGTTATGGATGGTCCAGCAAATTTTTATAATAGTTTAAAAGTTACATCAGCTTCAGCTTACACTGTTTTACCGCCTGACTTTTTTGACATAGAACAAAGAATTGAAGGGGTTAATTGTGCTCGTTTAAAATGGGGTACTCCAGAAGCACAACCAGTTACCTTATCTGTTTGGGTAAAGAGTTCATTAACAGGAATATTTACTGCTTCTATAAGAAACGGGAATGCTGATAGGTCATTTCCTTTTTCTTATGTAATAGAATCTCCTGACACTTGGGAATATAAAGCAATCACTATTGCTGGTGATACAACTGGAGCATGGGCAGACAATAATAGTACAGGAATAAGAGTAAATCTTTCTTTAGGAATGGGGTCAGACTTTACTAGTGAAACTGATAGTGCTTTTACTGGTGAATGGCAGGAAGGAAATTATGCTGGTGTTAGTGATAGAGTCAATGTAGTAGGCACAGAAGGAGCTACTCTTAGCATTACAGGTTTACAATTAGAAGCAGGCGATGTAGCAACACCTTTTGAGAACCTACAATACGGACAGCAATTAGTATTGTGTGAGCGGTATTGTGAAGTCTATAATCAAAACACATCTTTGGGTACTGGACTTTCATGGACCGATACAACAACATCTACAGCTGTGATGTTTAGACAGAAAAAGAGAGCTAACCCTACAATTACTCCAAACAGTATGACTACATTTGCCGCAACTAACGGAGCTGGAGTGGGTAAAAATTCTACAAATGTTTCATCCATACGAGCAAAAAGAGATTCTGTTGAAATGCAAATAACTGTTGAAGAGGGTCTTACTGTAGGACAAGCGTCTCTAATTAGAATAAGCTCTGGTGGTTTATTAACAATTTCAGCGGAACTATAATTATGTATAAAAAATTAATTGATTTAATTACAAAGCAAGAAGCAGATGTTATTTTAAGATTATCAGACAACGCTTGTATTCCAAATGACCCAGATAACACAGACTATCAAGAATACCTAGAATGGGTAGCAAAAGGTAACCAACCAGAGGAAGCAGAATGAGTTTAAAGTTTAACGGAACAGATGGCATTACCTATAATGATGGCACACAACAATCAACAGCTTATACAGGCGAAGGTGGCGAGGGTATTCCTGAAGCTCCAGTAGATGGAAAGCAATACGGAAGACAAGATGCTGAATGGACAGAGGTAACAGGTGGTGGTGGTACAGGTGATGGTTACACTAAAGCAGAAATAGACTCACAACAATCTGCTCAAGATGTAAAGATAGATAAGAACATAGACGATATACAAACTAATGCAGATGCTATTGCAGCAATACCTCCAGCTATAGATTCTTATACTAAAGCTGAAGTAGACGCACAGCAAACAACACAAGATACTGCTATTCAAGCTAACGCTGATGCTATTGCAGACTTACCAGAGCCTGTAGATGCTTACACAAAAGCTGAGATTGATGCACAGCAAACAGCACAAGATGATGTTATTAATACTAAAGCAACTATAGGTGATTCATATCTTAAAGCGGAATCAGATGCTACAAATGAGGCACAAGATGTAAAGATAAAAGCTAATGAAGATGCTATTGATGCATTACCAACTCCTGTAGATGCTTACACTAAAACAGAGACAGATACAAAGTTAGATTTAAAAGCAGATAAATCAGATACATATACTAAAACACAAACAGATACATTATTAGATAACAAAGCTAATGTTGGTGATAGCTATACTAAAGCTGAAACTTACAGTAATGTTGAAGTAGATACAAAGCTGTTTGAGAAAGCAGATAAAGCTGCTACCTACACAAAAGCTGAAGTAGACGATTCTCAAGCATTACAAAATACAGAGATTGTTAATAAAGCTGATAAGACAGAGGTCTATACCAAAGCTGAGATAGACACACAGCAATCTGAACAAGATACAAAGATAGATAAAAATACAGCTGATATTGCAGCAATTCCTTCACCTATAAATACTTACACTAAATCTGAAATAGATGCCTCACAAGCAGCTCAAGATGCAGAGATAGATACAAAGATAGGAGATGCTCCTGCTAATGGAGAGCAGTATGTTAGAAAAGATGGACTATGGTCTGAACTAGCTGCAGCAGATGGAGGTATTACAGATGCTCCTGCTGATGGTAAAACATATGGACGTAGAGACCTTAAGTGGGAAGAAGTAACTTCTGATGCATATACTGAAGCAGAGACAGATGCCTTACTAAATGATAAGGCTGATAAAGCAGACACATATACTAAGGCAGAAGTAGACGCTTCACAAGGGTTACAGGATACAGCAATACAAGCGAATACAGATGCTATTGCATCACTGCCATCACCTGTAGACACTTACACCAAGACTGAAATAGACGCACAACAAAATGCACAAGATAATGCTATTGCAGTTAATACAACAGACATTGAAGCATTAGTAGATAATAAAGCTGATAAGGTAGATACATATACTAAAGCAGAGATTGATGTTGAACAAGATGCACAAGATGTTGCTATTGCAGATAATGCAACAAACATAGCTACAACCACAGCAGACGTTGCACAAAACACAACAGACATTGCACAAAACACAGCAGACATTGCAACTAACACAGGTAACATCTCTAGCAACACAACTGCTATCGGAACACTATCAGGACAAGTAGCTGATAATTCAGCAGATATTGCAGAGCTACAAGATAGCATATTCTTTAGTTCAGCTTACGCAGCTGACTATCCAGTTGCCCCTAACAGAGACCCTGAAGTTGGCAATATGTACTTACAAAACCTTGCTTCGTTCACATACGCTTATGCAGAAGCAACTCAAATCTTTGCTTCAAAGACTGACGAATCAGGCAATGTAAGACAATTCACTGCAATTAAGGCGGGTGATTCTATTGTATTGAATGAAGTTAATTCTCCAAACTACGGAAGATATGAGCTTGTTAGCGTTGAGGATGTATCAGGTAGTTATGTTGTAATGAATGTTATTCCCAAGCTAGGAGAGGGTACAGTTATAACAGGTGTTAAGGTTGCATTTCAAGCTTTCCCTAAACCAGAATCTGGTACAGGAGATGGAATACCTGAAGCTCCTATTGATGGTAAACAGTATGCAAGACAGGATGCTATTTGGACAGAAGTAGAAGCTAGTGGAGGTGGAGGTGATGGATATACAAAGGCTGAAATAGACGCACAACAAGAATTACAAGACAATGCAATAGATGCTAATACAAGCAACATAAGCACTAACACAACAGACATTGCAATTAATATAAGTAACATTGCAGCTAATACAACAGACATTGCAACTAATACAGCAGCCATTGCAGCACTACCATCTTATGTTGATGCCTATAGTAAGACTGAAACTAATACATTATTAGATGCTAAAGCAAATACAGATGCCTCTTACCTTAAAGCTGAAACTTATAGTAATGTTGAGACAGACGCAAAACTATTTACTAAAGCAGATAAAGACGACACTTATACTAAAACTGAAACTGATGCTGAAATTGCAGCCGCAGCTGGTGGACCATTTAAGTTTTATGGCGACGCAGACGTAACTCAGGCTGGACCTAATAACCCTGTTGAAGGGCAGTTGATGTTTAACAAGGTAGAAGGCTATGCTAATGCATATTGGGGAATAGACCCTAACATATTAATTCCTGTAGATTCTATGTTAATTTATGAATTGATGGACACAGGTAAATGGGGTGTTGTTAAAGCACCAAGTAATATACCTGATGCACCAGTAGATGGTAAACAATATGCTAGACGAGATGCTACTTGGTCAGAAGTAGTAGGTAGTGCTGGAGGTGATGGTGTATGGAGTATAGATGAAGAAACTGGTCATGCATATTTTGATGGCACTGCTGATGTCAGGAGTCTTGATTCTTACTACGATATTACAATTGGACCTTATAGATTAAACGCTGCTCATGGTATGAAAGTGGGTCATGGTTCAGGCGGCTTTATAGATTCTAATGGAAACCCTACGCCTTTAGGGAGTAACGTAGCAATAGGTTATGATACTTTAATTGGTGGTACTCTTGAATCTACAGTAAATTATGGTACGAATAATACTGCTGTAGGCTATTACGCAATGAGGGCTAATTTGGGTGGAAATCAGAACACAGCTCTGGGTGCAAAAGCTTTGTCTGGTAACAATGCCAATAAAAATACTGCAGTAGGTTCTGGTTCTATGCAATTTAATCAGCAAGGGCACGATAATGCTGCTCTTGGTAACAATGCTTTACAAGGGAATGTTGAGGGTCACTACAATACCGCAATGGGTAATGCTGCAGGATTATCAATTACAGGGAGTTTTAATACTGCTATAGGTCACAGGTCTGGTATTTCCTCTTTTGCAACAAGGTCAGGTGATAATTGTACTTTCATAGGATATAACTCTAAAGGAAGTTCAGACCAAGTATCTAATGAAATTACACTTGGTGATGAGAATGTAGATAAAGTAAGAATGGGTAATGGTCATGTTATCTATGATGCAGCACTTGGTGGAAGTGATATACAAGAAGCTCCTGTGGATGGCAAAGAGTATGTTCGTAAGGATGCTGAATGGGTAGAAAGGTCAATTGATGGTATATGGGATATAGATGAAGAAAGTGGTAATGCTTTTTATGATGGCATTATTGATGTCAAGAGTGTTGAATCTTATAACGATTTAATAATTGGACCTTATAAAACCAATGCTGCCAGAGGTATGAGTATTGGACATGGTCCAAGTAACCAAGTAGATTATCTTGGAAGACCTATACCTATAAGTAGCAATATAGCAATAGGATATGGTACTTTAGTTGGTGGCTTAAACCCTGATGTATACAACACTGGTCAGTATCTTACTGCTATAGGATACAACGCTCTAGCAGCTAATACTCAAGGAACTCGTAATGTAGCTATAGGTTACCAAACTTTGACTGCTAACACTATAGGTAGTGACAATACTGCAGTAGGTATTTCAGCCGCTTCAGGTAACTGGACAGGAAAAAATAATGTTGCTGTAGGTAGAAATGCATTATCCAGCAATAATGATGGAGACTCAAATACCGCAATTGGTAATTACTCTGGACAGAACATAAAAGGGAATTTCAATTCTGCTCTGGGATATCAAGCTGGAAATTCATCACTAACAGGCGACAATAATACCCTCATAGGTTATGGAGCTCAAGCAAGCTCAAGCACTGTATCCAACGAAATTGTGCTTGGTAATGCTGATGTAACTGTAGTAAGGATGGGTAATGGAGATGTTATATATCCAGCAGATGGTGATGGTGGTGGTGGTATTGGTGGTACAAGCATATGGACAGAATCAACTGGTATTGATGATGAGCCTATTGCTACTTATAAAGGCGATAAGATTATAGTTGGAGATGTTGATGCAAGTGTTGTCAATGGTATAGCTATTGGTCATGGTAGATATGGTACATCTTCTTGCTTAGGAATAGGATATGAGACTTTAAATAGTAATCTGGGATTAGGAAATATGGCTATAGGTTTCCAATCCATGAAAACTAATACGACTGGAACTAAATGCGTAGCTATTGGTTACCAAACTTTGAATGCTAACTCCGCTGGATTTTCCAATACTGCAATAGGTTACCAGTCATCTTATGGTAATTGGACTGGAGATAAAAACACTGCCATTGGTAAGTCATCATTATTATCTAATAATACAGGTAATAATAATACCGCAATTGGTGAAAATGCATTAGCAAATTCTAAGGGAAGTAATAATACTGCTTTAGGTACAGGAGCTGGTGACAATATAACATCAGGTACTAACAATACTGTAATAGGATACGATGCCAAAGCAAGCTCAGGTACTGCTACTAACGAAGTTACTCTTGGTAACGCTGATGTAACAGTTGTTAGAATGGGTAATGGCACACCTTTAACTACTACCACTTATGTACAAGAGCAGTTAGCTATTAAAGATAAACTCATTGAGAAACTATCAGCAAGATTAGATGCACTAGAAAAAAGGATTAAGTAACTAAATTATGTACGGCTTTTCTACATTCTCACAATGTCCTTACTCTACACTGCCAATAGGCACAACTGCTCTTGTTGCAGCACATATTCATGGGCAAGCAAATGTTACAGCTAGTGCATTAAGAGAAAAAGCTACTTCAGCATCTATTACGGGTACAGCAATACTAACAGCAGATGGAGTAAAAGTTATATCTGCTAATGCAGATATTCATGGTAAAGTAAATGTTATTGCATTAGGCGGTCTGATTGAAAGTGGAGTAGCTTCTATTACTGCAACTGCTACTGTTACTGCTAGCTCTGCAATAGTAGAACTTGGTTCTGCTTCTATTATAGGTAAAGTAACAGTGTCTGCAATAGGAGAAGTAGTAGGTGACGCATGGACAGATACTCCAGTATTAATAAATTTATGGTCAGAAGTTCCAGAAGTTGATAGCTTGTGGACAGACTCAACAACAGTAACTAATGATTGGAAACAAAAGGGATAAAACATGGCAAAGACTAAAGTATCAGAATGGGATGTTGATAGTGCACTTAATACCGATATTAACAATATTGATATTAATACAGGATGTAGCCCAGCAAATATTAATGCTGCTATTAGAGAGGTAATGGCACAAATAAAAGACTTGCAAGGTGGCTATACTTCAGACACTATGCCTGTTGCTTCTGGTGGAACTGGTGCAACAACAGCAGAACAAGCTAGAATTAACTTGGGGATTGTAAGCCAATTTGTAAGAGGAATGGTTGTAATGTGGTCAGGAACTATATCAAATATCCCTAGTGGGTTTTTATTATGTGATGGTACATTAGATACACCTGATTTAAGAAATAGGTTTGTTATTGGTGCTGACGCAGATTCTTCTGGGGTAGCTAAAACAACAGTAACAGGAGCTGCTTCACAAACTGGAGGAACTAAAGATGCTATTGTGGTTACTCATACACATGCATCTACAGGAATAACTGATACTGTTGGTGACCATGTTCACTCTATTCCAAATATAGGTTCTCCCGATGGTGGCAATTTTGTAACACTAGGTAGCGATTGGAGTTATCCATCAACTATGGATACCGAACCAGCAGGAGGTCATGTGCATAATGTAACTAATACTGTTAGCACTGTAGGTTCAGATGGAACAAACCAAAACCTTGTTCCTTATTACGCTCTTGCTTACATAATGAAATCATAATATGTCAACACAAAAATTACAATTTACAGAATGGAAGCCTGACCTTCCTGATACTACAGGTAGTTTAAACGACGCTAAGAATGTATATTCAGTAGGCATTGGTTATTCACCATTTCCAAGTGCAGCGGATTACTCTACTCCTGCTACTGAAAATCTTAATAGTGTATTTGCTGCGAAGTTTGGAGAAATAATAGAAGTGTTTTCTGGTTCAGCCACAGAAATATTTAAATTAAATCTTGCTACTTTAGACTTAACAAGTGTATCAAGAGCAGGTGGCTATACTGGTGATGGCGTATGGAAGTTTGAACAGTTTGGTAATGTAGTATTAGCTTGTAATGGAACTGAAAAAATACAGGCATGGACTATAGGGACATCAACAGAATTTGCAGATGTAGCGGCAGATGCCCCTGCACCTAAAGATATTGCAGTAGTTCGTGACTTTGTTTTTGCTGGTAACATGACTGCTGATAATGGGTTTAACAAGGTACAGTGGTCAGATATTAATGATGAAACAGATTGGACTTCTGGGTCTACAAGCCAAAGTGATTACCAAATAATTCCTGATGGCGGTGATGTTCTAGCAGTAACAGGTGGTGAGTTTGGTTTAATATTTTCAGAAAATTCTGTTACCAGAGCATCATATATTGGTAGCCCACTTTTCTTTCAAATGGATACCATATCAAATGGGCAAGGATGTTTAGAAGGTAACTCTGTTATTAACTATGGCAGCTTATCTTTTTGGTTATCAGATGATGGATGGTATTCTTCTAACGGAGAAATTGTTACTAACATAGGCTTAGAAAAAATAGATAGATGGTTTTTTGAAAGAGCTGACATGACAAAATTAAACACAATGAGTGTAGCAATAGACCCTGTTAAAAATCTTGTAGTATGGAATTTTGCTGACACTAGCGGTAATAGAGAATTATTAATATATAACTGGGAACTACAAAGATGGTCAAGAGGAGCTACTATATCTGATACAGTAGGAACTATGACCTCTATTACTACATCATTAGAAGGCTTATCTTCTGTATTCGGTTACACAAATATAGATGCTATGCCTGCATCACTAGACTCAAGACTGTTTATTGGAAATAAATTTTTACTTGCAGGTACAAAAGGTAAACAAATTGTTACCTTTACAGGACCACCTATTACACCACAATTAATTACAACAGATATAGAAGTTGGTTATAACTCTGTCGCAACACTAGCAAGACCACAAATAGAGAACGGAACAGCACAGGTTGCTGTAGCTAGTCGTAAAGAATTAGATGACAACATTGAGTTTGGTGCATTTATACCAGCAACCCAAGAGGGTAGATGTAGTTTAAGAAGTGCTGGTAGGTATCATCGGTTTAATGTACGACCAACAGGTAACTGGGAAATGGCAATGGCTGTAGATGTAGATTTAAAACCGCAAGGAAATAGATAATGGCTAGAATGTATCGTACACTTCCGTATCAAGGTGCTGACCCTAGAGTAGTTGCAGAAATACTTAATAATGTTATGAATGGCAAGACTAATAACAGTGGAACTTTTACTTTAGCAGTAGATGTAACAGAAACTACAATTGCTAATGAAAGAGCAGGGTTTGATTCTGTTATTTTATTCTCACCAATAACAAAGAGTGCAGCAAATGAGGTAAGGCATACATGGATAAAAACAAAAGGCAAAAGTAATTTTACTATAGGGCATAGAATTACATCTAAGACTGATGTAACATATGATTATATCATTGTTGGATAAATTTTATGAAACTATATGTAGTGCCTACGAATCAAGTGCAAAGATTTTGGTATCTTGCAGAACCTTTATTACAAAAAGCATTAGACAAAGGTAACGACGAATTTACAGCTGACCAATTAAAGCTGTTAGTTACACTAGGTCAACAACAATTACTATTAGTAATGAAAGAAGATAAGTGTTATGTAGCTGTCACTGTTCAATTTATTAATTACCCTAACGACAGAATAGCTTACATAACTTATATAGGTGGCAAGAATACTAGAGCAGGGTTTGAGCAGTTTAAGCAGTGGGCAAAAGAGCAAGGGTGTACCGCAATACAAGGGTCTACTAAATACGAGAGTATAGCTAGGTTATGGAATAGGCTATATGGTTATCAAAAAAAATATCAATTAATGGAGTTGAAACTAGAATGATTAAGTTAAAAATATGGTTATATAACTGGTTAGCTAAAAATTTAGGCAAACTCGGTAGAGAAGGAGATACCGAACTTGCTCATGTTAATGCATGGGAAGCTAATTTATTAAGGGCACATGGGGGTTCAGGCACGATTAACCCTGTAACAGGACTGCGTGAGTTTAAAGGGGGAGGAAGTTCAGAGACAACTTCAAAGATTGACCCTGCTATATTACCATACATAACCTATGGGTTAGGTGAGTCTAAAGGATTATACCAAGCCGCTGGTCCAAACTATTATCCTGATAATACTTATGTTGGGGCAAATGACACAACATATGACGCTATGAGACAAACAGAAAATAGAGCAAGGGATGGTAGTCCATTGCTATCAACAGCTCAAAATGAACAGTTAAGTACAATACGAGGTGACAGATTATCAGCAGGGAATCCATACTTTGCAGATATGATGGCAAGTGCAGCTAGACCTGCAATCTCAGAATTTAACACAGCCATTAGAGACATTGGAAGTAGAACAGCCGCTTCTGGAAGATATGGTTCAGGTGCTATGGGTGAGATGGAATCAAAAGCAACAGACAATCTAGCAACTGCTTTAACAGGTGAAGCATCAAAGTTAGCCTATAACAACTATACTACTGAAAGAGCAAGACAAGATGCAGCTATTGCAGCAGCTCCACAAATGGCTCAAGCAGACTACGCAGATATTGATAGACTTATGGCAGTAGGTCAACAAGAAGAAGACTATGAAAGACAAGCACTTGAAGCTGATATTGCTAGGTTTGAATACAATGAGAATAAACCTTATATGAAATTAGATAGCTATCTATCAGGAGCTTATGGTGCACCGACTCCAATCAATACAACCACTACTAGCGGAGGGGGTAAATAATGGCAATGGTCCCGTATATGGCAGCAGGTTATGCTGCAGATAGAATGATGGGTGGCAATGGAATGACAGGGCTAGCTGTCGGAACTGGTGTAGGAGCATTTGGTTCAGGAGCTCTTGGAGGTTCTGCTCTTGGTAGTACAAGTGCTGTATCAGGTGCAGGGTCTGCAGCGTCTACCTCTATGATGACGAATCCAGCACTTACTTCTGGAGCAGGTTCAACAATGGGAGTTAGTTCTATAGCAAACCCAATGGCAGGTATGTCTCCTTCTAATATGGGAGCAGTAAACCCATTAACAACAGGTGGTATTAATGAATCTATTTCTCCGTTCACACCAAATGGAACATCAGGCATAGGTGGTAATGTAGGAATTTTAGGACAACCTATATCTAACCAAACAGTTAATTCAGCCTTAACAGCAAACAAAGGTTTATTGAATATGGGATTAGAGAACACTCGTATACAAGATGGATTTGATTTTATTAATGATGGCTATGAAAATATGTCGTTTATGGATTCAGTTGGGGCAGCTCAATTAGGCGGTCAAGCAATAGATGCAAACAATCCACCCCCACCACCTGCAGCTCCACCACAAGTTGCTAAAGGCAAAGTGTCTTCAGTTGGTAAGCCACTAGCAATAAATGTCCAAAGACCTAACACAAGATTTGAAAAAGACCCAAGACAATTATACGAGGAAAGATATGGCTACGTTTAGTTTAGATGAAATATTTGATTACATAAATCCAGAACCTAAATCTGCAGGAAGGTTACAGAACTTAGGACTTCTTGAAGCAAGTGATTTAGAAGAAGCTAGAAAACAATCTATCTTTCAAGGCTTGCTAGGTACAGGTTTGGCTTTTGCTGCTCAACCACAAAATCAAAACTACGGCAGTATAGTTCCTTATCTAGCAAAGGCAGGTATGCAAGGACTAGAAGCTAGCAAAGCTCCTTATAAACAACTAACACAAGATGCATTAATGAATCAAAAGTTAGATGAAATTAAATACCAAAGAGGAGAAAGAAAGTATTTAGATTCTAAGAGAATAGTAGATGATAAATATCAAGCTGAAGAAAGAGACTATGACAGGAAGGTAAGAAAGGCAGCTACTGAGAAACAAGCAAGAGAAGACAAAATCCAAAGAATGCCTTTATATAATACTACAATTACTGACAGACCTAATCTACCTATGAAACCACAACAAGTTAGATTACCTAACGGAGAACAATCTGTTAGACCTCAGTTTGGAACAACGCCTCAAGACTCTTTAGTAACTCAAGGTATAAATTATGATAAGTTAGAAGCACTAGCAAAGAATGGTTCTTGGGATGCTCTTGGAGCAACTACAAGTCTAGTAAAAGATTTAAAGACTTTAAAGAATCCTAAATTAACAAGTAAAGCTATAGGTAACAATCTAATATTCTTTAATGAAGCAGGTATGATTGTAAGTCAGACAAAGGTAGGTGACGATACTATTGAGGAAAAAGAAATAACTAGAAAAACATTAGGACCAGATGGTAAAACTGTTTTGGAAACACCTATAATACAAGTTACTCAAAAAGATGTTGATGGCAATAGAAGGATTATTGGACATAAGGATATTGAAGGGGGTGAGTCTGTCCCACAAAATTCAAGAGCAGTAAATATAAGGCTGCCTAGTACAAGTAAAGATGTTACAAAAGCAAGCTCACTTGTTACGCAGAAACTTATAAAAAACATATATCCTAATTTAACTGTTACTCAAGCCCAAGCAGGGTATATTGAAGAGCAAGCAAATGCATACAGTAACAAAAGAAGAAATGATGATAATGTAATTGTTGATTCGGTTGAAGCTATAAAATATGTAATTGAAAAAGAGGATTTAATAAAAAAAGGAGCTGATATAGGAATTTGGGAATTTGATGATAGCATAGATATTAGTAGAAGCCAGAATGGTAAGAAGAAATCGCTTGATGAATTTAATTAAGGATTAATATGGCAGAGCCTATATTTGAATTAGACCCAATCGTTGTAAAGCCTTATGATGTTAATGGTGCTTTAAGTGAAGGTTATACATATAAAGATATTGCATCTCATTTATCAGAAAAAAATAATTACAATTTAGATGGAGCAATAAAAGAAGGTTATAACTATCAAGAAATATCTGAACATCTTGCTAACTTAAATCCATCAAATAAAAAAACTAAAGAATCAAAGTCAAAGTCTTATCAAGATTCAAGGTTAGATAGGGATGCAGAAGGTAATGTCATTGGCACTTTTGATGAAGATACTTTTGTTGGTTCAACATTAAATAAAATAATTCCCCAACCTAAAAAGATTCCTGCTCAACTAATGAGGCAGTTAGAGTTGACAAGAAGAGGTGTTATGGAAGGGGCAGCAGAAGGGTTAGACTTTATAGCAAGTCCTGCTAGAGGGATAATGAACCTAGTAGGGGCAGATGTTCCTACACTAGCAGAAGGTTTAGAGAAAGAATACAAAGAACAAGGAGTAGCTTATCCTGAAGATAGCCAAGAAAGAATTGTCAATCAGGCAACAAAGTTTCTACCTATTACTGGCGTAACTAATTCGGTAGTAAAAGCAGGACAACCAATAACTCAAGTAGGTAAGAACATACAAAAAAGTTTACTAGAGAATGAAGGCAGGCAACTTCTTTCTGGTGGGCTTATGGGTGGTGGTATGCAATATGCCGCAGAGCAAGGTTCTGGTATGGCTGGTCAGTTAGGTACAGGGCTTGCTGCTAGTATTGCTCCATTTGTGTTTAAAGGAAAAAGCTCTATTCAAAAGCCTATATATAAACAAGAGTTAAAAAATGCTGATAAACAAAAAAAACTAGAGCTAAAAAATAATGATACTATTAATGACTATGAAGCAGAGCTAGCAAAAAATTTAAAAGCAGGACTTACTTATGATGAATCAGTCCCATTATCTTTAAAGAAACTAAAGCTTCCACAAGAAAAATTAAATCAAGCATATATAAATACTAGCAGAGAATTAAATACATTTAAAAATAAACAAGGTGATTTAGATTATCTTGCAATAGAAAATACTTTAGAGAATAAAAGAATTGCTGACTTCAAACCACAAAATATTATTGATAAACTAACAGAGAATTGGAATACAAAATTAAAAAGTGTTGATGAAGATATTGCTAACAGGGTAAGCAGATATGATTTTGATGAACATATTAAAACAGCAGAAGGATTAGAGATAGTAAAACCATTTGTTGTAGCATTAAATAAAATTAAGAAAGATAACCCTCAACTGTATAGAGAAGTTTCAAAAGATTTGTACAGTGGGAATCATGATAGAGTTACTAGGGTAATGGCAGACTTAGGTGAGGAAGCTTCACAAGGTTGGAATCAAACTCAGTTATTATTAAACGATACTAGAAATGCATTACTAGATTCTGGATTTAAGATATTTAAAAAAGATGAATACTTCCCTCGCCATGTTAAAGATGTAGAGAGTTTAAGAAGAACATTAAATGTTGAGCAGAAAAATAATTTAGATTTACAGTTAGATGAGTCTGTATTAGTTAAGGTAATGAATGAAGTTAAAAAAGATAACCCTAAATTTTATGATGACTTAACTGATGCTGAAGTTTTATCTATAGCTAAAGATAAAATAAAAGAAGAGAACTTAGGTCATGGTTATCTAGGCGATGAAAGAATAGCAAGTATTACAGATAGCTTTATAAGGGGATATGGAAATAATAAATTAAAATTAGGTGCTCCAAGATATACTAAAGAAAGAGTAATAGATAATGTAGATGATACTCTCTTACCATTTTACACTAACCCAGAAGATGCAATTACAGATTATGTAAGAAGCACAACAAAGCAAATAGAAAAAAGAAAATTGTTTGGTCAAGATATACCTGATACATTCCAAAGTGCAGAAGACATAACACGTTCTTTAGGAACATTGCTAAAGGATAAGAACTTAAGTCAAAAAGAATTAAATGAAATAAGAGAGTTAATGGTTTCAAGGTTTGGTAAAGGTGAGCAATCTGCTGGACCATTAGTTTCTACATTAAAAGATTTTATATATATGGGGACATTAGCAAACCCATTATCAGCAGGAACACAAGCAGGTGATGTAATGCAAACTGCATTTCAATTTAAAGATGGAGTAAGAAAATCTCTTAATGCTTTGTTTAGTACAAAAGAAGTAAAGATAAAAGACATGGGACTAGATGAAGTTATTACTGGAGACTTGTCAAAAGAAAAAAGATGGTCTTCTGATTTACTTTCAAAATTTTTAAAAGGAAATTTATTTAAAGCTGTAGATAAATTGGGTAAAGAAACTAACTTTCAAACAGCATTAAAAGAAGGTAGAGCATTATCTAAAAATGCAGATGGTCAAAAAGTTTTAGAAAGAAAATGGGGCAAGGTATTTGGTGAAGAGTACGATAGCTTTGTAAAAGATTTACAATCTGGAAAGGTAACGGACAATGTTAAGTATTATTTATGGCATAACCTAGCAGACCAACAGCCTATATCATTATCTCAAATGCCTAAATACTATTTAGATATGCCTAATGGTCGTGCCTTCTATGCATTGCAATCGTTTGCTTTAAAACAATTAGATGTTATGAAAAGAAATATTGTTAATGAATATAAGAATGGAAATAAAAAGAAAGCTGTATGGCAAGGAGCAAGGTATTCTATGATTGTGGGTGGTGGTAATACAGCAGTAGACTATGCTAAAGATACTGTTGTAGGTAGAGACGTTGACCCATACAATATACCTAGAGATATATTGCTAAACACAGTCAAAATATTTGGTGTTAATGATTACACTTTAAAAGGATTGTCAGAAGGAAAGGTAGCTGATTGGTTTAATACTATGTGGATGCCACCTCTTTCAGTGGTTGGTGCACCAGTGCAAGATGCTGCTATGATTTTGAATAAAGCATTTGACCCTGATGAAGAATTTACTTCTGAAGATTTTTATAACTCACAAACATTACCTAGAGTTCCTTTTGTTGGTTCAATTATAAAACAAACATTAGGTGGTGGTGCTGAAAAATATAATGAAAGATTGGAAGAAGAAAGAACTAATAACATATTTGGAATAGAGTAATGGATATAATATATATAGCAAAGCATATGATAGATAAAACAATAGATGATGTTGATATTGTTTATGGCGAAAATACTATGACTATATTTTTAGATGATGGCTCTAGTGTTGAGATGATTGTAGATTCTATACATTTAAATACAACAGAATATGACTCGTAAAGCAATTAACTTATTGCTGGGGATAATGGCTGTAGTAGGTGTTGCTTTATTTCTTTTGTTTATCTATTGTTTAATACTTATTATTACTATAGGTCAATAACCTACCTACTTCTCAAGCTCAAAATGTTTAATAGTTTTAATATCTTTAAATAATACTTTAGTTACTTTATCTTTTCTTTTGTATCTTGTATGAACAAGATAAACTCCTTTACCTTTTTTGTAATTGTTCTCTTTTAATTTTGACAAAGTTAAATTTAATAATTCAATTCTATTTACAACCATCCAAGTATCTTCTCTTTCAAAAACAATGTAATCAGAATCACCTCTTATCCAACCATCCCTACCACTTACATTCTTACCTTCTACCCAAACTGATTCCATCACACCAACACTTGGGTCAGAGCTATGGTCTAACCTTTTAGTAGTCTTAACATCAAACTTACTAACACTTCCTATTTCTTTTAAGATACCCATCACATCCCAATGCTCATAGATATCTTGATTCTTGTTTGAATAAACAATATTTGTTATATGTTTTTCTGCAAATCTTTTTTCAGCAGACTTACCATAATCAAAACAATATTTAAAATTTTGTTTAAGCATATATCTTTCTACTAGCAATAGTTAAAAGATTATCTATAGCTAACTCCAAATCTCTTTCATAATAGATAGGCTTGTTGCCACCTAAAAATCTATAGTTAATAGCTTGCTTTTGCTTTATAGGTAAGTCGTCTATAATAGAGTCAACAGTCTTAATGTTTTCCATATCAGATTTAGATACCATATCCTCAAACACTTCTGAAGTAGACTCACCTCCTGTTAAGAAGTAAGATGTTTTGCTAGGGTAACCAAGCTTGTGGCTATCTTGTTTCATCCACCTTGCCCAATCATCTAGTATATCCATCAGTCTAGCTATCCTCATTTCTTACTTAACCCACCCAGTATTGTTCCCCAGTTACTTGCTCTCCTTGTTTGCTGTGGGGTCATAGCTTTAGGCATTTCAAAACCATAGTCCTTGCTTAATCTATCCAATGCTCCTGCATGAACACCTGCATAATCTGCTATTCTTTTTCTGCTAGCATCAGGATTCTTTGCTATAAACTCTTTAGCTCTTGTTGCAAATTCTAAATATCTTTCGGCTGTGTATTTCATTATGATATATCTACCTCCCTACATACCCATTTGTTATTCTTCTTATGCCACCCTTGAACAAGTAGCACCCAATTTGCATTTCTTAAATGAGAGATAGCATCACTATCCTCCATCTTCTTTACCCTTGCACTAATGTTACTGTAGCTAGTGACTTGGATTCCTACTGTGTTGCCTTTACTATCTACTGCTAGTAAGTCTATAATGCCAAACAAGTCTTGTCGTATCTTGGCAAATGCATTCCACCTTTCTACAATAGCAACTAAAGGATAGTCACCACTATCTCGTAGTTTCTTCAGAGTTCTTTGTGTTGGGCTTATCGCCATTCTCTTCCTCCTTTCTAGCTACATTGCCTTTAAATATTCTGTTCCAATTTTCTTCTAGTTCTTCGTCTGTTATATCTTGTTTCCTTTTACCACTGCCTTTACTCATATACAATCTCTCCTTACTTTGCAAACATCTTTAGTATCTCTATATCTCCAAGCACCATTACTCATATCTATATTAATAATATTTATATTTTCAGGAAGATAAGCATACTCTTTAGGTATACATCTAAAGCCATTATACTGTTCATCGTTGTATAAAAAATAATGAATCTGTGCAACTTCACAACTCTTAAAGTTTCCGATATAAGCTTCATCCATACTTGTATTGCTGACCAATAAAACAAATGCAAACTCAATCATTACAACTCTCCTTTTGTAATAACCTTTTCTGTTAGCTCGTGCTTAATACTAAAATCTTTTTTGTTGTAAGTCATTATAAATTTATACCCATCATATATAAACTGATGTTCTTTCCACTCATCTTCTTTTTTCTTTGTCATTTCTTTTCCTTACAGAATCCTGATGAATTAAATTTTCCCATATCAACACTAACACTGCACCACCACTTACCATCAGAATATATCTTGGCTGGTTTTTTACAAACATTACATACAGGATTATTTATTTTTATTGGTTTTGCAGATGCCATGATTTTCCTTTATGTCAAACATATTGAAAGAGCAATACCATTTCTTATCGCTATCCATAAACATAGCATCACGACCACACTGATGACATACAAACTTCTCTCCGTAAACTTCTTTAGTCTTCGTCATGTAACTCGTCATCTATCCATTTGTCTTGATTCACTTTAGCTTCTAATACAGCTATCTCTTTCTGATGAACTGTAATCATTTGTTCAAGATACCATATTGCTTTTTTACAGTCATCTATTTTGTCAGTAAGTTTGTCTGATTTCAAACCCTCTCTGCTAATATACTTGAGAGCATTACCTTTTATGTAGCCATAGAACTCTTCCTTACTCATCTTGGCTTCCATATACTCTATTGTTTCTATCCCACCTTTTTTATAATGGTCTGGATTTATTGTGTCACTCATATCAACTCCTTATAATCATTAGTATAAACTCATACATTGTTCAATATCTTTATCATTACTTCTAAACTATAATTCAATCTCTATTAACCTACAAGGAACTTAACTATGTGGACTAAACCTCAAGCAACTGAAATGCGTTTTGGTTTTGAAGTAACAATGTATGTCATGAACAAATAAAGAAAGGGGAGTCTCCTCCCCTATCTCTCCCCCCTAGTTAATAGCATATAGTGCCTTGTCCTGTTGGCTGACAAACTGTTAATTCATCACTGCCATAAACAAATGTTGGCTCATCACCTAGTTGTGTTCCTACCTCTACGTTACCTGAATTATCAATAACGAGAACAGTAGGTTCTGATGATTCAATAATAGTTAATGAACCATCATCACTGTAAACCCCATCTGCTAGAACAGGTAAACTAAACATCATTCCTAGCAATAAATATCTCATGTTAGAAAGGAACATCTGATGCTAGTTCGTCAAAACTTTTAGGTGTTACTGTTTCTTTAGGTGCGTTACTATTTTCAGGCACATATGGTTCTTGCATTTGTCCACTCATATATGTTGTCCCTGATTTAGATTCTCTTACCCAAGCACTTAATGACATTTCTTTACCGCCTTCTAAAGTAATTGTCCCTGTGTAATCAGGTTGTGAATCTTTAGTTTTGTTATTTTTAAATAACGCAAACCTGTTAGTGTTATCATATTGTTCAGCCATGTTGATTCTCCTTTATGGTTTTAATTTTATATTCTACTTCTTGCACGAATGTGCTTACTTCTTCTTCCAAACGAGCTATCAGCTCATTATCTCTTGGCACTCTACTAATGAATAACTTTAAGTCATCAGGAAAGTCAGGGTGGTATGACACAAAGTCGCACCATTGCTTACCTGTGCAAGCCATTTGCCATTGCATCTGGTGAATGTATCTCTTATGTATATGTCCTGTTTCTAATGTTGTGGTATGTGTTATAGATTGTGGGCATTTAATTTCTATTAACCCATCATCACCTACCAATCCATCTGGACTAGCACCACACATATCTATGCTAGGGTGGTCTATCATACCAACATCCCTTACATCAGTGCCTACTAGCAACTCCCTATAATTAGCATAACAAGTCTTGGCTTCATCTTCATACTCTACGCCATGCTTCATAGCATCATTCATAAACATAGGAACAACCTTACCTGTTAGTCTTTCAGTCACTAACTGCATACGATACTTTGTTTTATAAGTAGACTCTCCTGTTTTAGTCTTAATCATAATGTCATGTATCTTACTAGCAGTGACCTTACCTAGACGAGCCTTGAACCATTCATCAGAACGCTGTTCCATTATTCACTCTCCTTAACTTTCTTAATAAAGGGTAAGCATAAAGCTCTATCAGCTTCGGTTAAACCATTAAAGTATTGTCTTGCTGATGCTACCCCTTGCTCTTTGTATATGTTCTCTATATGTTCTAAGACATCATGTGGGGGTAGGTCTTCCCCCTGAAAAACAAACAAGCCCAGACCATATAACGCAATGGCTTTTGCTAAACATCTTTGCATTGCTGTATTTAATTGCATTGAATTAGGATTCTTAATGGCTTGGTTCTTAAAATCTATGACAGGTAATTGTGCAGTCATCTCTTTATCAAATGCTTTGACTGTGCAGAACACCATCATACTGCCATCAGGTAATGTAAGTGGCTCTTTATATTCCCAACTAGCAAATTGGTCAAGCTTTAATAATTCTTCGGTGGCATGAGACCAACTTAAATAATTGAACTTCCCTTTCTTTTCTATCAGATGACTAACATCTGTTTTAGATATTTCTATAAAATTATATTTACTCATCTGTTTCTCCCAAATATTATGTCAACAATTTCCTGTTGATAAGAAAGTTTCTTCAACTGTTCCATCTCCAAATAGTCTTGGTGCATCTCTGCTTGTAATTGGTCTTGTGATATTTCTTGCTGAACCGCAAGTGCTAACTCTGTTGATTTACTCATTGTGTTTCTCCTTTCTTTTTAAAAGTTAATATACTTTACTACTGTTAATTCTGTTTGTCAAACTATTTATTAAAATAATAGGGGTGTTGCCACCCCTACCCCAATCATTTGTTATCTGCAATTATTTCTGACAACACAAAAGATTTTGTTTTTGGTTTCCAAGCCCTGTTTGATTTTTCATACACTTCAATAAAGGCTTTTGTTTTATTTGAACCACGAACAAATTTAATAATTCTAAATGGTTGTGTCCAACCACTACCAAAATTTCTTTTATAAATTTTGTTTATATCTATTTCCATAAATTTAGCTAAGTAAGATTTAAAAGCTTTAACTGCTTCCTCTCTTGTATAGCCAACATATTTTACTTCTGCTTTGCCTTGTGAAATTAACATGGTGTCATACCCAAGCCCATTCCAATTTTTACATATGATTTCTATTTTCATAATATGTTTCCTTCTTTTTAAAGGTTAATAAATAACAATCAATTTATTGACTGTTAAACTACCTTAACACAGTAAAAATAGTTTGTCAAGTTTACCTTGATTTGTTTTACTTATCACCTTGATAAGTTTTGCTTATCAAACCCTTGTGACTTAAATACTTTTCCCTCTTTACTTGTTGCCTTGTATTCAAACTGCCCAAATGTTTTTTTCATTTGTTTTAAAAATTCATTAACGGATATTTGTTTGGATTCCAAATTGTCTCTCCCCATATCTAAAAGATTTATTATCAAAGTATAAACCTACTGAACCTTCCCAACCTGTGCCATGCCTTTGCTTACTCACTTGCACAAAGCAATCATACTGCTTGCTTATCTCTACAGTATTAGCACCCTCATCTGTCATGTCCTTTTCTTTCTGCTTGTTCCTGAATACTGTTATGCAATTGTCTGCTAGGTTAGTAATATCACTTGAACCCATGACATCAAACTTACTAGGTTGCCCCGCCTCACTCATTGTCTTTCTGCTATGTGCCACCAAGAATATATGAACCCCAATATCTCTGGCACAAACACAGAGCTGATTTAAGAATTGCTTTTGCTTATTATAGTCATCACTATTAATACCTATCTTGGTCAATGAATCAATAACAAATACCTCTACCCCTAGCTTTTCTTTAGCATACTGAATCACTGATAATACTTTTACAGGCGAAGTTTCTCCCTCTGCATCATATAAAAATAAGTTATCATTTATCTTGTCTAAAAAATTATCTATGCCTAACTGTGTTGGCATTTGTGTTCCTGAATCTTGTTGCAACATTCGCCCTAGTGTTGCCCTACATTGCATTTCAAACGAACCTATCAGGCACTTGTGTTCTGCTAACATCTTGAGTATCACATAGTTTAACCATGCTGATTTACCATGCCCACTGTAACCAGAGACAATTGTTACCTCATGTTCCCTTACCCTAAACAAACCCTCAAACTTGCTAAAAGGTAATGGTATGCCACCATTTACATCTTGAGTAAAATAGTCAAGTATTTCTCCACTGTATGCTCTTGGTGATTTAATCTTGAAGTGTTCATCTGTATCTCTAGCAGAGAAATAATTATCTACATCTTTATCATCTATGATTAATTTATTTAACTCATCATTAATACTTTTTACATTATTATTTAATGTCATTGTATATACCCTTTAACCTTTCTGTTATTTCAAATAATTTATTATTATCTGAATCAATTAATTTTTCTCCTTTACGAATACTGCTAGAACATAATGCAACAAATAATAAATCATCTCTTGTTGCCTTTAGCAATCCATAAGGATTAGAAAATCTTATCCTTGTCTTTGGTTGAAACTCTGTATCTAATGTATCAGGCATAACATCATTCCATGTCAGTCCTGAATCATTTAATATCTGTTCCATACTGCACCCTGCAAAACAATTGAGTATCATCTTATCTTCTTTAAACTTTAACCCTAGACTTGCGTTCTTATCATTGTGGCTAGGGCATAAGCATTGATACTCTCCATCACCAGACTTATAAACCTTTTCAAACTTCGCTAGTATTCTCTCTTTCTCTATCATGTAACATCTCCTTAATTTCATATTGTCTTAGCTTAGGTATTCCCCTTTGCCCCCAATAGAATACTGCCTGTCTGCTTAACTTGGGTTCAAACTTTTCTGCTAATTGATTAGGTGTTACTTCTAATTTCTTACACACTTCTTGTAATGTCATCACTATTCCCTTTATATAATTTGAGTAAAAGAATTTAACAAACAATTAATCATTCGTCAAACAATTCTTTTTTAATATCTAATTCAACCTCTATTTCTATTTCATCTGGTTCATCTTCTTCTATCTCAAAGAAGTATCCGTTATAACCCATGTCTGGTTCATCTTCATCATACTCATTCGTTCCTTTATCTCTATCAATTATCATTACTCATTCCCTCCTTGAAATTCTTTTTCTAAAAAATCATCTATGTCTTGAAAAATTTTATCTAATGTTGAATCACTGATAACTTCACTGTCTAGTTTTAAATCCAGAACATTGCCATTATCAAGCCTTACTGTTGTTGGTATATATATATCTATATCATAATCATAATTACTCATCTTCGCTCTCCCATGATTCACCTTGCTCTTTTACTGAAGTAATTTGCCAATCTAAACTCTGGTCTACTTCCCAATCTTCGTTCTCTACCTTTTCAATTGCTTCATCTTTAGAGTTGGCTTGGATAACTGCTACCTCGCCAACCTCTCTTATTGCATAAAGTGTATATGTCTTCATTGCGGTATCTCCTCTACTGATTCTTCTGAAAATCCCATAACGTCAATATTATTGTCTAGGTGTTTAAATAACTTTATATCTCCATGCCTGTTTAATACTTCTTCACCTGTTCCTACCTCTACCTTTGCTAACAAGTAACCAATCACTTCGTATCCATACTCTTTATCACAATTCATCTTATGCTCTCCAATTTTTTAGTTTTATAATTAAATCTTAATCCTTTCCTTTGCTCTCGTCTTAATAAATTTTTCCTTTCATTTCTAATATACTCTATTTTCTCTTGAGTAAAGGCACTAGGATTTTCATTAACTAATTCATACTCTACTTCTGCTATACGTCTTAATACCATTAGCCTAGTCTCTTCTGTTAATCTCTCCCACAGCTCTCCATGTGCATAAGTGCCATGTTTAATTTCTTTACCTATTGCACTTGCTTGTATCAGTCTTTCTTTTTGTGTATTACTTAACATAATTTAAAATCTCCATAATAATTAATAATAAAATTGCACCACTTATATTGCCTAGCAAAAAACAGTTTCGTCTTCTTTTCTTTTCTGCTAGGAAACTATAATCTTTAGTCTTCATCTTCATCCTCGTATTCTTCAGTTATATAATCATCAACAACATTAGCTACATGGCTCTTATGAATATCTATTTCAACCTCGTTGTTGTCTTCGTCATACCCTACTATTTTCCATGCTATTATTTTTGGCATAATTATTCCCCTATTAACTCTTCTATTAAAAATGCTAGTAACCCTAGCAACCCTAGTATGCTAAACAATGTAAACATATTAATTACTCCTTTTAATAACTTTGTCATAGATACTTAATTCGTATCCTAGTTTAAATAAATCTTTTTCAATAAATACTTTTGCCATACTCCATTCACTATCACTACATAACATTCTTGTGTTATTAACTTCTTGTTGCAATTTATTTATATTCATATTAATTACCCCTTAAAAGTTATCGTTAATATAATGAACAGAATTATTAATAATTTCTGTATCATCTAATTTATCTACATTAAACCATGTTAAAAATTTACTTCTAAAAGTGTTATCCTCTAGCAGTAATGAAAAATCAACATAAGTTAATCCTTCTATACTATTTAAAATCTTATCTACTCTTTTCATTTTGTTATCCTTTATCTTGTTAATAAAATTTAACTACAATGTCATTAGAACATACGTTAAATAAGCTTGTCAATACTTATTTTGCTATCAGTGATTTAAATTACTTATCACTCTTTTATAAATATCTACTTTCTAGCTATTGACAAGTAACTTATTTTCTGATAAAATCGTTTACATTGTTTTTGTTTTTGTGTGTATACAGTCAATCGTAGCCTCTAGCGAAGATTGACGAAGTAGCGACAACTTAACATATTAACAATTTTATCAAGACTGATTAACCGAAAGCTAATAATTATATATTTAAAAATATAATTAAACTTCAAAACAAAGTTATCAATATTTAGTAATTAATAATCTTTTATATATTCTTATTCTTAACTTGATTATTGATTCTTATTAGTGTATAATCAGTGCTTATGGGGATAATTATATCCTGAAGATATGTAAGGATTTATTTTAAGGCTCTGTATGAGTCTTTTTTTTATTGTAAGGTTAGGTATTAATAGACGTAAAAAAACCCCGTATCGGATGATTACGGGGCTTTAATTTTTAGATATTTTAGATATTTATTAATTCTTTATGTAAATGATAAGGCTTTAATTTACTTTCATTATATTTTAAATACTTTTCAAAATCATATTGCTTATTATATTTACAAGCCCATGATAATGAATATTTAAATTTACATTCAAATTTATATTTTATCCTTTGATAGTATTTTAAAAGATTTTCATTTTCTTTTATAATGGCATTAATTAAAAAATCATTACTTGGATATTTTGAATATCTATTTAAATCAGTTTCTAAGCTATTTACTAATTCTTTTAATTGTTTATATGTTCTCATTATTAACCCCTTTTAAATAGTTTTTAACATTTTCTAATGTATTAAAATCTAATGAATCATTAGATATTTTTCCATTTTCTGAGATTGATTTTATAACATAAGAATCTTTTTTAATGTTATCAAACATATCAGAAAATTTATATGTATGAGTAATTAAATATTTAACCTTTGTTATTTTGTGAGTTAATAGTTTATAACTAATATCATTAAAGAATTTTTTATTGTCTCTACTAAAATAACTTGATATTGCATTTAAAGAGCCGTTATTAATTCTTTTTAAGTCTTGTATTGTATTAATCATTTTTATACCCCTTATAAGATTGAATTGATTTTTTTAGAAAGTTTTTTATTATCCATGCTATTTAATATATCTTTTATTAGATATTTTCTAGCAGTAGAAGTAATACTGAGTAATTCTTTTTTTTCATTATGGTCTTGCAATATTTCAAAACATTCTTCTTTTTGAGTTTCAGAGCCAAAATTAGAAGTTATTAACATTGCATTTTCAGAATGTAGATTATTATCAGTATTATTTTTTATTTGCTTTAATAAATTTTCTATATAACTATTTTCTCTAATATACATTTTATACCCCTTATTTATTGATTAATGTAAAAAAGTTATCATATATCTTTTTAATGTCTGATTCTGGCAAATTAAAAACACTTGATAAAGCATTTATATCAGAATCATTATAAGAAAAAGATTTATTTAATTGTTCATTAGTTTGAACAATACAATCTAAAATAGTATTTAATTTTAATTCTGTTTGATTTGATTTAAATTTAATCATTTTATACCCCTTTAAAAGTTTAATGTTAAAAGATTTTAACACTATTTAACATTTATTACAATGTTATTAAAATGATAATCAAGATAATAAAACTCTTTAATATCAAGTAATTAATAATTAATAGGATTTATAAAGCTAATATTAAAAATTAATTTCAAAAGGCTCTATATTATATAAAGCCTTTCAAGATTAAATTTATACTTTGACGTTATAAACTGCATAAGATATTAATATTAAATATGTAAGCATGATTGATTCTAATATTTCATATTTATACTTATCATCAAACTCTTTTATTTTAGTAATTAATCTATCCATTTTAAAATCCTTATAAAGTTAATAAGTGTTAAATGTATTTAACATAAACAATAATAAACAATATAAATATAAATGCAATACTTTATTGATTTAAATTACTTATCAATAAATAATAAACAATAAGTAATAAACATAATAAATAATATTAGTAATATAAAAACAATATGAATAAAGATAATAAAACAATAGATATAAATAATAATAATAATATTAATATGTCATTAGAAACAGAAACAAAAGATAAAGAAGTAAATACGAATGAGAATCATTCTCAAAAGAGGAAAAGAGGAAGACCGCCCTATCTTGTTACTAGCGACTCCCGAAATCAAGTCTATAATTTATCTATAGTAGGAACTAGGTATGAAGATATCGCATTAGTGCTTGGTATATCAGATGACACATTAACAAAGTATTATAAGTCAGAGCTAGAGAAAGGTCGCATAGAAGCTAACGCTGCTGTTGCTGGGACATTATTTGAGAAAGCAAAGCAAGGCGATACTAGCAGTATGATATTCTGGTTAAAGACAAGAGCACAGTGGAGTGAAAAAAATACCACAGAATTAACTGGAGAAGGGGGTGCACCCATTAATATAAAAGTAATTACAGGAATAGAATGAAAAAACATAAACTCAAATTTTTTGCGGGATAAAAAATGGCAAATTCTTATAACCCTGCCACTGGTACTATAGGAAGTGATGGTAATTTTACCTCCTATGATAGGGGTGATTATGACCCTACTACTTATAGTGAAGCTAATGGTATTAACTTTGATAATGATGGAATGACTCCTGATAAAGAATTTGTAAATCCATATCTAGGAGGACCAGAACTAATAGAATTAGCTCCTCATTTATCTTCTATTCATAGAGCTCCCGTTTACACAAATGAATGGGGAGGTATGGATGATTTTTCCTATTTTACTACAACAGATACATCAGCTCCTCTAGGAGGGACTTATAGTCTTTTAAGTAATACGGGTGCGAATGCGGATGCTCCTATTACTTACGACTTTCTCAACCACATGCCAGACACTTGGGATAGAACGGCAGGTCTGAGTGCAGCAGGAGACTATATAGGAGGGAGAGGACCTTTCGGATTAGACGCTTCAGACGCAAGATATATGGAAGATTACCGAAACACGTTAAATATGGTAGCAGACCAAACTGCAAGTCGTGCCTTCCAAAGAAAGTATAATGATGATATGGCGAAAAGGTTAGGGAATTATGAATATGGAACAGCATATGCCCTAGACAGCAGTTCACCTAACTATGGACAAGACCCAATACCTTTGCTAGGTGAGTGGGTTCATAGAGACCCTACTAACACTAGTTACGCAGATAGAAACACACCGAGAGCAGTAATAGAATGGGATGAAGGAATGGGACCAGATTACGAATATTCAGAACAAAATTATTCAGGATATGATGGGAATCGTTTTACTACAACAGACGAAAATGGTAGTCTTATCCTTAACGATTATGCAAATGGTGGAGTACCCGCTGAAAGAGCAGGGACAGATTTTAATTCAGGCAACAGATTTAAGAAAATTACTACGATACCCTATGTTCCCGATAGAATAAACCCAGCAGTCCATCCAGAGTATATTAATCGTCATGGCGTAGCAACCAAATGGGAAAGTGGTTACGACCCTAATGATACTATTAATGCTAATCGGAATACTGATGCTGATGGTAAAAGCAATGAGTATAATGATAACTGGTATCAAGGTGATGGTGATGGCAATTATAATTTCAATCAAGGACAAGGACAAGGTCAATGGGATTATTATCAAGGACAAGGGGACTATTATCAAGGGGATTACTATCAAGGACAAGGACAAGGTCAAGGGCAAGGTAACAATGGTTACAATCCTAGCTATGGC